TCCTCTTTGTCGTAGTCGACTCCCCAGATGCGGTTGACCTGAGCCTTCAGACTCTTCAGCTGGTTCTCGTCAACCAGAGCGCACGTGATCTGGGTGTCATAGTACGGCTCCGCAGGCGGCTTACCTTCTCGGTATTTCGCAATACTGCCCAGATCAAAAACAGCGTTGTGCGCGATCTTGAGGCGATCCGACGAAAACAGAGGATCAAGCGCCTCAAACACCTGTGACGGGCGAAGCTGCTCCGGCGCTTTAGACCAGATGTGAACCGTACGGTTCTGAATTTTCCCGGTTTTCGTCAGCCTTGGCTCCTTTTTCTGACCAATGATCCGGTCACCACGTTCGTGACCCATCGGAATGGTGACCGCCATCCCATACGTGGCAAGCGAAATCCACGTCACCGTGTTGTACGGCGGGATATTCCTATGCGGATCAACAGTTTCAACATCAAAAGAAAACGCGCCGTGCCGAAGAAAATGACGCACTACGTGCTCAAGATGGTCAGTAGAGAGCACGATATTACGGCTGTAGGCCACGATTCCCCTCTGATTGTGGTGCGGAAGTGACGGCCCGCTCACTGGTGGTGGTGGACAGGAACCAGCGAGCGGGCCGTTTGTGCCGATCAGGAAGAACTCAGCTGATCAGCGACGTCCTCAAGTTCCTCACGGGAGCTGTAGTAGACAACGGAGGCATCGTATGCCTCCGCATTAAGCCGCTCCATCTCATCCTTTCCGATCAGCGAGAGCCCATCCGCCTCCACAACGGACGGGTCAACCGGATAAATCAGATAGTTGGTGCTGACACCGGTACCGGTCCGCTTGATCTCCCAGTACAGGTCGTCCCGGTTGATCGGATTCGTCCTGGGCTTTTCCGAAAAGGAATGGAGGGTGTTGGCGGTACGGAGACCGGTACGCCAGATCATGACCTCCCGCGTGGCCACATCCACCACGTTGAAAAGAATGTAATGCCGAGGCGGATCACCGATATCACACAGAGGGCAATCTTCCTCAGGACCAGTGTAAGTCTTTCCCCCGATCCAATGAGCGTGGTAGGTGGCGAAGGGATCCTTTTCGAGGAACTTCACGGTGACCGAGTCACCGTCACCAAGCTTGAGGTACTTGGTGCGACGCGTGGCATGAGAAAGACGCTTCACCGCGTCCCAGCCGCGAGACACCTGGGAAGAATGCCGAACGATACCGGGACGTGGGGCAGATCCCTGGTGCTCGTAATTGACGGGCGCATCCACGTCAGAGTCATACGGCTCATCATGCCGCCTCACGGCACGACGCACAGGGCGCGCCATCACTGATCACCTATCACCTTTCATCAGATGCACATAACTATCATCAGACGCGTACTGCGAGATCTTCCTAAGAATCGGACGGAAGTGATCATTGATCATTTCTTCCGCGATATCAAGAAGCTCGTCTGCCGTCTTACCCGGGTAGTCTTCGCCGGAAATTTCTACCGTTATCGTATCTTCCCGGAATTCGTACGGTCCGGTATTTATGTGATGCGTTATAGTGCGGGATATCCTCACGCAGCGACCGCCTCTTCCCTCCGCAGGTCCGCAAACAGCTTATGCGCCTTCGCCGCGAACTCCGTCTCCCGGATCGGGCGCTGATGCGGGTAGAAGACGCCCTCCTCGATCGCTATCTTTATGAGCCCAATGACCTGGGCTCGCGTGTACAGGCGGCGTGAGCCCCGAATGTCCTTCCCCTTCTTACGGAAGGTCGGCTTAGGAATGATCCCTTCCCGCTCCCACTTTCGCAGAGTGACGCTCTCCCTGTTCAGAGCCTTAGCCAGCTGACCAATGTCAAAAAACTGAACCCTCTTCCCATTGACCGGGTATTCCTTGGACTTGAGCCCAGCAAGAGGGTCACGACCGCCATCGATACTGGGTGTCGGCTTCCAGGGAAGGTTGTTCGGGACAGTGATGGTCACTTGAGCTTCTCCAGGGCGTACTTGATTTCGGTGCGGATACAGGACTCCAGCTCTGCCTCAGTAATCCGTCCCTCTTGCTGGCAGGCGTAGAGAGCGTCCGTGTCCAGCTCCGTGATGGTCACCTGCCGGTAGATAAGGTCCGCGATCCCCTTCTCTTCGGCCAGCTGGCGAACTCTGTCCTCGTCAAGAGTGGTGGTTACTTTCCGACGGCGGACAAAGCCCTTATAGGTGGTGTCGCCCAAAGTCAGCGGAGTTGTCAGCTCCACATACTGCGAGCCCTTTTCATCTACCGATCCGCTTTCCTCGGCAATCTTCAGCAGCTCACGACGGATCTCGTCCTTGCGCTGTATAAGACGCTCAAGCTGCAGAAGCTGACGGAAAAGACGCTCAGCGTCGGTCAATCTCGCAATGCCCACAGCGGCATCACTGGGGCCGGTCCGGATTCGTCTGATACGACGAGGGCGGCGAGCACGACGCATGCAGGAGCGTCCTTTCCGTCTCGGTAGTTGGTACGCCCCCACAAGGGGCCGATACTTTACTCCGGTTTTGGGCCGGACACAACACCATCGTGCACGATTGCGCCTGTTTATTTGTAATGTGGCGCTCTGTGAGATCTACGACAGATAACAGTTGGTTTGACCAACTCTACGCAGTTATGGGAACGTTCCCACGGGCGCTTGCTAGTGCCGCCACATCGGCAACGAGGAGACATGGCGGCACACTAGCACTAAAACGGACATACAGATCAAACGCAGACAAACAAGAAATTGATAACAATCCTGTCACGCAGCGAGAACCTGCCGGATGTGCTCGGTCAGGCTCCCCACCTCGTCAGTGATCATGCCGCCATCAGCGCCATCAACAACAGCCCGCGCCACACGTCCCCGCAGGTCGAGACGATCATAGGTGCGCTCCTCAATCGTCCCCGCCGTGACAAGATCCACCACGTTCACACGCTGATGCGCTGAGCTGGCACGCACGTGCCGGGCGTCAATCTGGGCACGCTGCCCGGCGCTACGAGCCGGGTCGACATTGATCAGCCAGTTCGCTACGGGGAGGTCGACGCCGTACGCGCCAGCGTGGGACATGAGGAAGAGCCGGAGATCGGGATTGGTCTGGAAGGCGTTGACGGCGGCCTGACGGCTGGCTGCGTTCATGCCTCCGTGGTAGACGACATGGCCGGTAAACAGGGTTTCCAGGTATGTCAACAGTCCCCGGAACCGGGTCACTATGATGATCTTCGCCGCTGGGTCATCCCGGAGGATCCTGTCGATCTCCGCTCTCAGCTTGAGGATCTTGGCGGACTCAGGAAGGCCTGTCAGCACCCCGGAATCCACCAGCGTCCTGGCGTATCGAGATGGGCTGCTCTCCAGGAGCGGAGGATGGGTCAGCAGCTGCTGCGCCGCCAGATGCACCGCCATGACGCGGCCCGCAGGAGTCCGCTCATCCGGACGATCACCGTTGTAATGGGACAAGACGTCGAACTGCTCCCGACGCGGGAGCTGCTCGAGCTCGGCTGCGAGGTCAGCCATGATCCTCCGATACACGGCCGCCGTTGCATCATCCATGCGGACCGTCCAGCGCTCCCTTTCGAGCTTTGGCATGTACGGCGCGACCTGGGGGTCGTCAGCACGCAGCCGAAGCATGGCTGGAGCAACCTTCTTGTGAAGGACATGCGTATTACGGTAGCCTTTTACGTTCCCCCAATAGTCGCGGATAATGTAAGCCCGGTCGAAGGCTACCTCACTGCCAAGCAAATCCGCATCTAGCCATCTATAAAGCTGGAACAGCTCTTCCAGCCGATTCTCTATAGGCGTCCCGGTAAGCCCGAGCTTGTAGGGGGCTTTAAGCCTGCGGACCGCCCGGGTGACCCTGGCTGCCGGATTTTTGATCACGGTCATCTCGTCTGCGATGATCAGACCGGGACGCATCCGCAGGAACTGTGCCCGATCCGTTACGACCGTCTGATACCCGGCTATCACGTACTGGGGATTGAGGGACGAAATCTTCTCGTAGGCGCGCCGACGCTTCTCCGGCCCCCCGTCAACAACGATGCAATACCGTTCCTCAGGCACGATGAGGTAATCCTCACCAGCCTTGATCTCCTCGGTCGCAACATCGGTGAACTTGGCGATAGCGGCTGCCCACTGCCATTTCAGCCCGGCAGGACACAGGACCAGCACCTGGTCAATCTTGCCGAGTCCGAGCAGTTCCTCGGCCGCCGCTATCGCCGTGATCGTCTTTCCCAGACCCATATCGAACGCGAGCAAGAAGTTCCCGCGTTCGATCAGCTTGTCAACCGCCGGTTCCTGGTACGGGTAGAGCGGGACCTTCATCACCACACAAACTTGAACGCGGCGGATCAACTCGAGTTATTCCCCTGCCCGAAGTAAGGGAAGAAGCGTGGCCGGAACCACCGTTTCCACCATGATTCTGATCTGTTCCTCCGTCATCTCACCCGGATCTTTCCCCTTAAGGCCCGGAATTTTCCGGTAGTCGGGAACGGCAATCCTCAGC